CGAAAAATATTTCATTGCAAAACTTTACTACGAATTTCCTGATGAAGAAACTGGTAAAGTAAAAAAGGTAAAAGAAGAAAAACTTGTAAAGGCTTATAACCCAACAGATGTTGAGGCTAAAATTACAAAAAGGTATAGTGAATTGACTTTTGATTGGCGAATAACATCAATCGCTGAAAGTAAAATTGATGAAGTTATAGAAGTATTGTAAATTTTTTTCTTAAAAAACTTAATAAAAAGGGAACTCAAACGGGTTCCCTTTTTTTATTTTTTCAATTTTTTTGGGTCAAAACTATTGAAAATGAATTTTTTTGGATTGTCATTATATTTATATGAAAAAATATATACATAAAAAAATGGCAAAAGAAAAAAACTTGGTTGAAGACGCTCTTATACAAATGAAGAATTTGGAAGAGGCCGTAGCCGAAAATGCAAAAGGAATACTTGCATCTACAATGAAGCAAGAAATCAAAGAATTAGTAAAAGAATCAATCGTATCTGAACAAGGTGATGATGACGAAGAGATTGGAACAGATGATGAAATGGGCATGGACATGGATTCTGATGAAGAGGATATTGATATGGATTCTGATGAAGAGGATATGGATATAGACATGGATTCTGATGAAATGGATATGGATATGGATTCTGATATGAGTGATACCGAAATGTCTGACGATGATGTTATTGATTTATCAGGAACTGATATTTCTGATGATGACCTATTAAAGGTTTTTTTGGCAATGGATGCTGAGGACGGTATAACAGTAAAAAAAGACGATAACATGATTAATCTAAAAGACGACAACACAGATAAAGAGTACATGATTCAAATGGAATCCACTGAAGGTGATGAGTTTATGGAATCTTACGATGAAATGGAAGAGTCTTATGACGAAATGGAAGAAGACTACGACATGGAAATTGAAGAGTCTTATGACGAAATGGAAGAAGACTACGACATGGAAATGGAAAAAGACTACGACATGGAAATGGAAAAAGACTACGACATGGAAATGGACTCTGGTAAGATGGAAATGGATATGGACCTTGCTAACATGGATGTTAATTCTATTATAGATTCAGTATTTTCAAAAAAAGTTGGTTCTATGAAAGAATCTGATATGGAGGAAGTTGTTTACGAAATTGAAATGGATGAAGATGATATGATGGACGAGGATGACATGATGGATGAAGACGATATCCAAATGGAATCTACTAAACCAAAAATCGGTAAGGGTGCTAAAATTGGCAAACCTAAATTTTCATACAAAAAATCTTCAGGTGGATTTAAAGAAGACATGAAACAAGGTACAAGAGGTGTCGGAATGGGTAAACCTAAATTTGAATTCAAAGAAGGAATGAAAAAAGAAAAGATGGAAGGTTCTAAACTTATGAGTAAAGGAAAACCATCTGTTATGTTTCACTCTGGTAAAAAAGAAGAAACCAAAGAAGCTGCTCGTACTTACGGTATGGGTTCAAAAAGCGGACGCGGTCTTAGAAAAGGTATTACACCAAACAGAAACCTTACATTCGAAAACGAACAAAGAAACGAAGAACAAATTCAAATTCTTAGAGAGAAAAACGAAGAATATCGTAAAGCACTTAATGTGTTCAGAGATAAACTTAATGAAGTTGCCATCTTCAATTCGAATTTAGCGTACGCAACAAGATTATTCACTGAACATTCAACATCTAAACAAGAGAAAATTAACATCTTGAGAAGATTTGATGGTGTTGAAACTCTTAAAGAATCCAAAAATTTGTATCGTACAATAAAAAGTGAATTATCAAACACAACAACAAAACCGTCAATAACTGAGTCTATTGAAAGAAATATCGAAAAATCTCCTTCATCTGGTTCAGCATCGACATTAATTGAATCTAAAACTTATGAGAATCCTCAATTCTTAAGAATGAAAGATATCATGAGTAAGATTATAAAATAAAAATAAACTTAAAAAATAATTCCAAAAATGGGAGCATTATTAGAATCAGGTCTTGTTGGTAACATTGGGTTGAAACACCTTAAAGTTATCAAAGAAGATACTATCAACAAATGGGACAAATTAGGGTTCCTTGAAGGTCTTAGAGGCCACCTAAAAGAAAACGTTGCACAACTTTATGAAAACCAAGCGTCACATTTGATTAACGAAGCTTCATCAGAATCTTCAAACGGAGCATTCGAAACGGTTGTATTTCCAATCGTAAGACGTGTTTTCTCTAAATTGTTGGCGAACGAAATCGTATCAGTACAAGCAATGAACTTACCAATTGGTAAACTGTTCTACTTCGTACCTAAAATCCAAGGTTATACCGGAGGAACAGGAAATTATTCAGGTGAACATTATGCACCTGTAGGTTCTCCTGGTAACTACCCTGGCGACCCAAATGCTGGGTACACAGGAGCTAACGCTTACGCTAAAAACCTTTATGATTTATTTTATGAAGGTGCTGAAGCAGGACTAGACCCTCCAGGATTATTTGACTATTCAAAAGGTCGTTGGTCAGCAATTACAGGTTCTGTTACTACAGTTGCATGGAGTCCAACAACTGGACAATTAGTAACAACTGGTTACACTAGTGCTAACTACAGAAAAGCACTAGTTGCAATGTCAGGTTTTTCTAACTCGGGGGCAGGTAAATTGATTGGTCCTGATGGTGCTGAAATAGATTCAGAAACATTCTTATCAGACCTTAAACTTATAGGTGTAAGTACAAACACAACTACATCGGCTAATGTGTCTAATCCTTATCTATTTAGAGTTGTAACCCAAAAGTACGGTAAAGGTATTGTGCAATACGGTAGTACCGCATCAACTACTTGGCCAACAAATGGTAATGGTGGTTCATACAATGACATTTGCGATGCTGATGGCATTATCTACTTGGAAGTAGATTTACAAGTACCAGCTTGTATTAACTGTGGTTCTGAGTCTTTAGACGGATACACAGGTTCAACATTCTCTTCATCAACAACTGCAAATACTGCATTCGTCGGGGTATGGAGACGTTATGAAGAATTAGAATTTGAAGATAAAATTGGTGAGGTTTCTTTTGAGCTTCAGTCAGTTACAGTATCTGTTTCTGAAAGAAAACTAAGAGCACAATGGTCACCTGAACTTGCTCAAGACGTTGCGGCGTTCCACAACATTGATGCTGAGGCTGAATTGACAGCATTGTTGTCAGAACAAGTTGCAGCTGAAATTGACCGTGAAATTCTACGTGACTTACGTAAAGGAGCGGCTTGGAATCTTCGTTGGGATTACAACGGATGGAAGCGTCTGTCTTCAACAGGAACTACTCCATACACTCAAAAAGACTGGAATCAAACTTTGATTACTGCAATTAACCAAATTTCTGCACAAATCCACAAGTCAACTCTTCGTGGTGGTGCTAATTGGATTGTAGTATCTTCTGAGGTTTCTGCGATTTTTGATGACTTGGAATACTTCCACGTATCAAATGCTTCACCTGAGCAAGACCAATACAACATGGGTATTGAAAGAGTAGGTACATTGGCTGGTCGTTACCAAGTTTATCGTGACCCTTACTTCCCACCAAACACAGTGTTGATTGGTCACAAAGGTACTTCGTTACTTGACACAGGTTACATTTACGCACCGTATGTACCTCTACAGTTGACACCAACTATGTACAATCCATTCAACTTCACACCTATTAAAGGTATCATGACACGTTACGCTAAGAAAATGGTTAACAACCGTTTCTACGGACGTATCACAGTTGACGGAGTTCGTACATTCGATTTGAGAGAATTGAGATAATCAGTTAGATAATAATAATGAAAAGGGACGAGAAATCGTCCCTTTTTTATTTGGATAAAATCCTAACACATTTAGATATTACCTCTGTCTCACCTATATTGTAAACACCTCTTTCATATGCGTGTTTAACCGCATGAATTAAAAATACGGTGGCAATATCAGGAGATAACGTCTGAAGAATTGTATCCAATTGTTCCTCCGATTGAATCTCCAACCTCCCAAACAGAATTGCTAATAGTTGTTCTTTTTCCATTATTATAAATTTTAGATTTCACAAATTCGTATGTTGCTTGGTCAATATCATCAATACAATGATAATTGTCCAATATAACTTTATTAAATTCTTGTGTTAGTTCGGATGTCCAAACAAAATTTTCGTACAACATAAAATTGATAGGGTTATGATATTTATAATAATAAGAATATTATTTCAAAATGACAAATGATAAAAAAATAAATGAGGCAACTTCTGTTTCCATTTCTTCGGGTAAATACCAACAACCTATGGGTCCTGGTATTCGTTTATTTAATAAACAGGAAATGCAACCCTATTATATACCATCATCAAAATATGATGATGCTGAATTGGCTTACGATAGTTATGATGGTAAAATGTCTACACCTAAAAATGAAATAAAGAAAAAAGAATCTCAAGCAAGAAAAATGTCTAAATATATTAAAAATCACCCAACAGAAACTGATGATGAGGGTAACAATATTAATGGTGGAAACGGACCTTCAAAACCTTTAAAAAAAGAAAACATTGACCAAATTATTCATAATATATTAAAAGAAGACTTAGCCGTTTGGTTTGGTACTAAAAAGAAACCTAAAGGGTCGAAACAACCAAAAGGTCCTTGGGTTAATATTTGTCGTAAAAAAGAGGGTGGTGGACACCCCCCTTGTGGTAGACCTGAAGCATCTTCTAAAGGTTATCCAAAATGTCGTGCCGCAGGTGTTGCATCCAAAATGACAGATGCTCAAAAAAGGTCAGCGTGTCAACAAAAAAGAAGTGCTGAAAAATCAGAACCTAAGACGGGTACAGGTAACAAACCAACTATGGTTTCTTACAAACCAAAGAAGAAAAAAACAAACGAAAATTTAAGAAGTCTTATAAAGAATATTCTTAATGAAATTAAATCTTCTTAAGAATATCCGTTAAAGAACAATTGATTTGTGAATGAATTACCGTTTCGTAAGATTTTCTACGTTGTTCAATTTCATTACCGAATAAATAATTAACTCTCTCCCAAACTCTAGCGTCCATCAATATAGAATAATGGTATACGTGGTTTGTAACAAACGCTTGTTGATGTTGTAATGTCAACACAATACCCAACCTATCGTTTATAATGATTTTCTTTTCTGATACGGGGGCAAATATCAATTCAGTATCACTTTGTTTAAGTAATTTTCTTGCGATATGGAAACAGGTTTGTTGATACCTATTCATCGCGGGGTCAACCTTTTGGTCTAATGGCCTCTTGTTTAACCAAAGGTGGTATCTAAGAAATACTCGTTTGATTTTTCTTTTAACAAATTGATAAAGTGTCATAGGGGATTTTTTGTGGATACAAAGATATAAAAGTTTTCTGATATTAACAGTACGGCGGAGAACATTTTTTCTTTCCGTCTAAACCGGGCATTTTTCCTTTACAAACTTGTACTCCGTAACCGTTCGAATATGCTGAGGGAAATACTTTGTATTTTGATTTTGCCGCAGAATATCCTCTAGAACATAATTTTGTTCCTGTTTTTTTTCTACCTTCTTCCATCATACCTGTAAACGAGGCGTCTTCGATATCTTGTGTACCACCTCTTTTTATATGATTCATCATGAAATCAAATACTTGGTCCATGTTGTTTTTGGCTTCTGCAATGTGGTCCTGTGCCCAATCGTGACCATCATCTAAAATTTGAGTTACCATATCTTGGTCTAACTCTAATAACATATCACATTGTCTTCTCATTTGTTCTAAATTTGAGAAGAACATATATCTATCTGAATAGTCTTCGTGAGATTCATTTAATACTTTTTTAACAATACGACTTAAATCGGATTCTGTTAACTTAACTACTTTTTTCATTTTTTATTCACAATTTGAAATTTTATTTGTTTTTTATATGTTGTTACTTCACTATTAATATTCAACTTTAAGTCTACAAAATACTCGTTTGGAATTTTATCTCTTGTATCGAATATAAAATAGTATTCATTTGGTGTTTTGTTAACTAGTGTCCAGTCTTGAACTTGTACTTCTGTTTGACCCTCCTTAACATAAACCCTATAATACGCTTTGATTTTGTTAAGAGGTTGATTTGATGTATATTCTTTTTTGATAATAACACCAACTTTTCTGATGTCTGTATTTAATATCTTTTCATCTTGTTTTATACCATAATAATCAAAACCATAAACTGATGGTTCGTTAGTTGATGTACCTATTGAAATTGAGGACGAATAAGGTCGCACAATCAACTCGTTTTCAACATCAGGTAACTCAACACCATTTAGAGATAAATTACTCCATACATCAGTAAATGTACAAGGTGTTTTATATCCTAAAAGTGCTGGTATTGTGACTTCATAAACACCTTGAGTTTTTCTACATGTAGTAAGTGCGGTCAGTCCCTCTATTGGGTCTCCAGTACTATCGTAAATTGTAACAGATGGATTTGAATCCAAATTAATAGGACTTCCGTCTTCGTACAAATACAAATATAATTTATTCGCTCTCCCTAATGAGAATAAATCTCTATCGTCTTGAATTAAATCATCATAATTTGTTTGTAAATAAGGTTCGTAAAACGTTTGTGTGTGACGAGTAAAAAACCCTACAGAATAATAAGACGTTAATCCTGTTGATAATTCGATATTCGGTTTAAACGCGACACCCCAACCGGTAACACCTGTGATAGTACCATTTAATATTCCATTTACTTCATTGGTCATATCAAATGATATATTCTCATTTCCAAATTCAAAATGCTGTTCTGATATAATTGTAAGAGCCGAATAATTTAAACCTGTAACTCCTGTTAAGGAATTTTCATTATTATAAATTCCTGGTGTTGTCCAATCATTCATTAACATTCTTTTGAACCAATTTGAGGCTTCTGTAGAATAGTTTTCTCTCGCAAAAAATGACTCGGTATCGTTTAATTGAATACCTAAATCATATATGGACGACAATCCCTCATCCCAAGTTTGTACGGTACCGGTAGTTCCTGAAGATAAAGGAATTCTAAATAAAACTAAGTCAAAACCACTACCTCTTTTTATTTCACTACCGAATCTTGTTGATTTTAATAAATCAGGTGATGAAAAAGCAGTATTCGTCATAATCAACGTATGAGTCATCGCAGTTGTACAACCTGTTTGGATTATACCATCTGAAATTTTTTCTTGTAATAATGATAGGTCTATATCAAATATAAATCTTGAGTAAACAGGTGTTGGATTTTCAGGATTTATATTTCCAAAATATAATTGTGTTACAGGAGCCTGTCCTGTGTTAGTAAAGACATTAGATAATATCGTATTATTTCTATTGAAATATGAATTATTTATAGACATTGTTTTTTATCTATAAATATCAATAAACTTAAATTAGTTTATTCTAATGTTCTCGTTCAATATAGTTTGATTGGCATTTAGTATTTTTTGTAAAATGTCCGAGGACAACGTACCATCAAGGGCGGTTGATACTGGCGGTAATCCGTGGTATGGGTGTACATGTGCAACAAGAAATTTACAAATTAAATTTAATAAATCCATCAACGACTCTCCCCTTACCATCGATTCTGTTTTTGCTTTTATATCGGATAACTTACTTTCGGTTATTCCATAAATTGTGTCTCGTAAATTTATTGGTCCTGATTTCGTACTACTTTCGTGAGATAATAAATAAATTTTATCTGAACCCATTATACTATAAGTTACAGGGGATGCAGATGATTTAGTTGGTTGTACATCACTTTTACTTTTTTCTATAGGTGGTGTTGCAACATCTTTTGAGTAAATTATACCAAAACCAAAATCTTTAGCACCAGGATTTAATCTAATATTATTATAAAATCTTGCTATATTAACACTTTCAATTAATTCAGGACCGGCAGAGTTTAGGTTATTGGTATTTGTCCATTTATCGAAGGTTGCCTTAGACGGTCTGAAGGCGAATGGGAATGGTGATTTATTACCGTATTCAAATTTAGCCTCATTCCACTCGTTTATTGAATTATTAATTTTAGTAACTGTATTATCAAATGACTCTCCATCTATATCTATTTGTTTTACAATTTTACTTGAAGCAACTATTGTTGTTATGTTAGTATCTACTTTAAAATTCTTAGTATTTACTTTTTCGTCGTTGCTTTGAATTTCGTAGATTCTGACAGTACCTCTAAAAACATTTTGTTCATTTTCAGGATTAATAATGTCCCACTCAATCAAATAAGATAATTTTGGGTAATATGTAAAAAAATTTTCATTTATTTCAGGTGGACTAACTACAGTTCTTGACTTGAAAACTGACATCTGTAGGAACGCTCTTTTGTCGTATACGGTTGGTTGTCCGCCAGTGTCAGAAACCAAGTTTAAAGTTTTACCTGCCCTTAATAACAAATCATCCGCTTTCAAAATCAAGTCAGTTGAACCGCGACCTAAAATTGCATTATCCTCTGGTTCAGGAAATATTCCATATAAATTTTTTGGAATTCTACCACCAATCTCCTTGTAACTTTTTGATTTTTTTGTATTATCACCAAGTGGTGTAGTTGTCTTCGTTACATTATAATTTTCATACGCAATTCTACCTGGTGTGGTTGGTGACATAGGTATGAAATATTTGAAATTATCTACATATCTTTTGATATTGGAGTGCGGATTTTGACCTATCGGGTAAACTAGCATTACTAGTTCATCTTTTTTTGGTGTAACTCCAATTGAAAAAGGTAATAAAGGTCTTACTAAAAAAGGGTCGTCTTTTGTCCATTTACATGAATCTTTAATTCCCAAAGTAACACCACCACTTTTTAAAGCACATTTGTCAGGAACGGACAATTCGATAGTTTTTTCGTTTTCGTCAAGAGGAACAACTCTTAATCTACCTAACCTATCTATGTCATCCGCATCTATAACCTTACCAAAGTATATTATCCTATTTAATTCCATTTCTTTTCTGATATTCCTTCAATATTTGATTATAAGTTTTTTCCAAATTATCTAAATAGTATGTTGATTCTATAATATTCTGTTTTGTTTTATTGAATTCCTCATTCAAATAATCCATAGCAACTGTCAAATCCTTATTCGATTTATTCTTAAAATCTTGGATTATTTCTTTCAACTTATCGATTTCCATAATTATATTGGTATTCCTGAAAATTTTGTTGGGGCGGTAGTAACAACACCAACCGCTAATGGTGGTATGGCGAATTCTATTTTCCCATTTTCTAGACTCTCTTTAGAACTACCCTTTAATGAACTCGCGGCGGCAATCAATCCCAAATTAGGAGAACCATCAGGTAAAGGTCCTGTCGGTAGTCCATTTTTCTGTAGTTCTTGTATTGTATTTTTTAAAGCTCTGTTTGCCGAAAATCCTGAACGTAGTGGTGCGGCAAAAAGTAATGGAAGAGGTAAACTTGATGGTAAACCCGGCAATTCAAAAAGAGCTAAAATTTGGTCCAAAACGCTCTTACATTGTCTAAAGTCATTTATAATTTGAGCAACTTGTATTAGAAGTTTTACCAAAGATAAAATAATAATTGTTGTGGCTTCCGACGATTCTTTCCTCAAGTCATTTATTATTATTTGAAGTAATTGAGTAATTTCTTTTTTTATAATTCTGAATAATTCTTTCACAAAAAGACTACCAATTTGTGAGGATACCTCAACAAAAAATAATTTGAATGTTTTTGCAAAATCAACCATTGAGTTAATGTCTAACTGTGCGGTTCTTGCACTTGCTTTTAACATTATTAGTATTGGTAAAAATATTTTTGGAGTAAAAAGTGAAAATATTAAAGATTTAGGAATTTCTTTTATTATAGAAAAATCAAAACTAGCCTTTAGATTTATATTAACACCAATGCCAATACCTTCGGCACTATTTGTAAAAGTATTTGTCAAATTGTCAAAAGCCTTTAATAAATCAGAATCACTATTATCATCTATTTTATTAATTTCTTCAAGTGCATTAACGATTTCAAATGAATTAACCGGAAATTTTATATTATCACAACCCTCAATCTCAACCGATTGATTTTGTATGTTAGCAATAGTTTGGTCTATCTTTAACAGGTCCAATTGTGAAAATTCAAAAAAACTATCATCTAAATTGTCCAACTCACCAACTTTAGCAACTCCACTTACATCTATTTGTTTTCTATTGTCAAAACATAATCCCAAAATTCTTGCTATTAATAAACCAAATTTTGATTGGTCTTTTACGGTTTCTAATCCCGCACTTGCTTGTATGGAAACGGCATTAAGAATTAAATCCATTAAGATTGCAAATATATTTGTGAACTCAACAAAATTCATTCTTTTATAATAATCTTTTATAAAATCGGCAATTTTGTTATCTAAATTCAACCTGTCTTTTAAAACTATTTTGAAGTAATCGCCAGGTTGTCCTAAATCGTTTGTTATCTCATAACTCACGTCAAATAAATCTTGCCCTGAAGCCCCTTTGAATGTATATGTCAATCCTTGGTCGACAATTCTTTGGTATAACTGTCGATTCATCGGGTACTTGTTTGCTGCGGCGGTTAAATCTTTTTGTTTTTCGTATTTGATTGAGCCAATTTTTGTTGATGGGTTGTTTTTTAGTAAATTGACAAAATCAACACTACTCACCTTCAAATATATCGCTTGATTTGTTTGATATTCTTGTTGCTCGGAACAACCTAAAGTCTTAACAACTTCACTTACAATTATATTTTCTATGTTTGGCTTTATTTTCCTGAATGTCTTAATGAGTGTTTTTTTCAGGTATTTAGTGGTATCATAACCATTACCCGTCTTAGCGGTTATAAGTTTTATCATTTGGTCAAATTGAGACGGAGCTTGTTGTTGAGCTCTATTCTTCAATTGTTCAACCTCACTTAAACTATTTGATATTGATGAGTTAGCGGGTTCGTTAGAACTGTTCGCGGTATTTTGAAGTCCTTTCAAATCGGTGCTTACTTGATTATAAGTCTGTATACCCTGTATCTGACTATTTGCGTCCTTATATCCCTGATTTAAATCTGTTGGCATTTAATTACTTTAATTTGAATGTTTTATTTTGTTCAACATCCTTTTTTATCAAATCCTCAATTAAGTCATCATCCATATCAGAAATAGAAAAACTTTCTTCACTGTTTTGAGTTTTTTCCCAAATTGATGATTGTAATTTGGATAGTTGTAATTTTTTCTCCACACAATCATTTATAATCTTTTGTTGTTTTTCAATTACCGGACCTATCAATGTCATATCTTCAGGGTCTTTCATCATAGATAACATTTTATTTTGGATTCTAAGGGCGGTGCTCCTTTGTTCAACTAGTTCGTTGTATATTTCCTGCATAAGAGATAACATAGATTCTTTTGTTAGCTCTATTTTCTTTTTTTGTGGTCTAGACATATTAATAAATACTTATTTTGCCATATTTTGTATTAGCTCAAAATAAACTTTTTTGTATTTTTTCATACTGGCTCTAATTTCTTTAGTAGATAAATTAGTCATGTCTCTTAGAGACAAGAGTATGATGTTTTTATTAAATTTATTATTGTCAGTACTTACAAAAATTTGGTCGTAATTTATGAACACATCATATAATGATTCGCCCAATTTTTTTTCATTTTCTGATAAAGAAGGGTCTTGTAAAATACCGTATAGACAATTTAAAAATGACTCAATAACTTTTTCTGTATTAAAATCATCATCATTGTCTATATAGTAAATTAAATCCTCACGGTCATTATTTTCTAAATCACTAGAAATATCTTCATATGATATTTTTCTATTTGTATCTTTTTGGTCTTTTATTATTTGACCCATAAGATAGTTCTTACAAATAGTACCGAAATAAGAATACGCTTTTTTCTCTTTTGATGGTTTAAATTTGTCAATTTTTGTCATCAAAAAAGAATGGGTATCTGTATGGATTTCTTGGAAGTCCATATCTTTTCGGTATAATTTATATCGTCTAATAATTGACGATATCATTTTATCAAGTGGTTTTCTAAGACTTTGGTTATATATTTTGTTTTTTTCCTCAAAAGTGGTGGCTGACAAATATAATCTTACCGCAAGTTCTTCTTTTTCATCAAAGTAATTATCCGATTTTGGTTTTCTACCCTTTTTCTTTAAATCATCAGTTTTGTCTCCACCTTGATTCATTAAACAGTTTCAGGTTCGAATTTTATATCTCTGTCAACCGTGAAAAAATATTCTTTTTTTGCGGATTCAATCCAAAATTTAATTTCTTCAGGTGTCATTAGGTTAGAACCATTTTTGTAATTCCAAAAAATGGACCCCTCTCTGAGATTAAGGTGTTTATAACCAATTCTTGGAATTGTCATAATTCTAACGTTATTATTTGTCAATCTTAACATCAATTCATAAACAAATGTCAACTTTATTGATGGTTTAAATTTACCATTATTTTCGAATACGTCTTTTTTAATAACCATTCCTGATGATTGAAAATTTTGGTAACTATGTAATGTGTCATTTGTTAGTATTCCCATTTCTTGTGAGAAGTTTGCCGCAAATGTCGCTTCGTTTGTGAAACCCGCAAATAAACCTTTACTGTCAATATCAACAACTATTGGTAAAAATGCGTCGACATCGGGATATGACTCAGAATATAATTTTACATTTTTGAACCAAATGTTTGAATATTCGTCATCGAATTCAAAAAAAGACACCCACTTTGAGTCTGAATTCTCAACACCATAATTTATTTGTGAACAGTAGTTAGGTTCGTCTTTCCAAACCAATTTTTTTACATTTAAATCACCAAAATCAAATGAGTTAAGTGTTGATACTAATTCATTTTCATCAGTATGAACAATAATTAACTCTTTGAATGGAACCTTTTGGGTTTTCAGGGATTCCATGCTTTTTTCAAACAGTTCGTCGAAATCTCTTGCTGTCGCAGATTTTATTGGTAATATTACTGATAAGTCTAAAAAATTTTCCATATTATGATTCTGTTGTTTCTAATTTATTGTATTGTTCTGTGAAGGACTCCAATCTACTCCATATGTAAGAATTGAATGTTGATAAAATTGTGTTTTCGAATGAAGATTGTTTAGAGTACCTTTCTGCGGTCTTCTCGATGTTTGAATATAGCTCTTCATTAATATTATCTTCTAACCAATTGTGTATAAAGTCAGAAACAAAATCAACCATTTGATTAGATTCTCTAATCCAAACACCATTATCTTCATTCATCCAAGATGGAAATAAATTAGGGATTTTACCAATTACCGGTACCCCTACTTTCATAGATTCTAATGGGAAGGTACCGAATCCACTTGTTGGGTCAATCCAAACAGAAAGGAAACAATCCTGTAATCCCTTAGCAAATTCAACTTCAGTCAAATTTCTCATATCTCTAAAGGTAATCCAACGGTATTGAGGAAACTTCAGATAAAAAGTTTTAATCAAAGTCATCGTATCTCTTTGGTCTCTTGAGTGAATCGCAATAATTGGTTTCGGAGGTAACTCTTGTTTCTTGAAATTTTCCGAAATAACGGGTTCGATAATATCAAATGATACGTTTTTCATTACATCTGAAACAAATTCTTTTTGTAGTTCTGATGTAACGATACATTTTGTAAAACCGAATTGTGCCCACGTTTGACCTGGTTGTAATGTTTCTACAATGTGGTCATAAGCCTGACATAAGACTATTTTGGCACAAGGTAAATTTGTAAGTTGAGGCATCACAAAACCATAAAGCTCAGGAACGATAATGAAATCTTCAGGGGATACCTCCAAATTCTGACCTTCGATTGTTCTGTGAGGTAATTCATCCATGAATTCTTGGCCCAACCAATTTGCAACACCAAAATAGTCTGGTTTTTCATGGAGTATAATTGGATTATATCCATTTTTCTTTAAAATCATTGCCATCCTGTAGATGTACGAAACGGATGCTTTCGCATTACCTTTTGTGTCTTGAACCATAAAATAAATTCTTGCGTTTTTATTTTTTAGGTTTTCAATAGAATTTTCTAATTTTTGAATTAATTCTTGATTCATATTAATATTTGTTAATTAATTTTTTATTTAAAAGCGAATTAAATGCGATTTTGAATGGGATAGTTAATCCTCCGCCACTCTTCAACCCTAATGTTTCGTCTATTTCTTCATCTTCGGTCATAATGACTTCCATCATCATTTTAACAACTTCGTATTTTACGACATTAATGTGCATTTCACTACCCCCACTTACTGAAGGTATGTTTATGTATTTTTCAATTTCGTCGATATCAACGTAATATGTGTCATTAAAGATTTTGAACATTATGCGTATTGTTTTAAAATGTTTTCCAACATAGTTTCAAATTCTTTTATTGAAGAAATTGTGTATGGTGAAGAAACGTGTTTATTATATTTTGTTTCGTATTTTACCAAAATTTTATTTTGTGGATGATTTAATAATAAGTCAGGATTTGCCGTAAGTAAAACATCTACTTCATCCCACATAGATTTAATTGTTTGATTAGAGTAAAATTTAACTTTTTCTAATAAACAACCGAACTTTGAAATGAAGAAAAGTGAAGCCGGTTTAGATTTACCAATTTCATCTGAAACGATTAACAAATCGTGTTCATCTCTGAGTTTGATATATAAATCATTTAAATCATTAAATGATGTCATTTCGGCAGATGGGGCATGACCAAAAATTTGCATTGGAAATTCTTGGTACATAAAATTATAAAGTTCGTCATTATTTGGAAATGCAAAATGTTTTGACAAATCCATTGAATCCACTTCAGACAAAACTTCGTATTTAAATGGGGTCTCTACTTGATTTAGAATCTCTTTATAGTCTTCGTTATTATCAATCGCCTCGTAGGTCTTGAGTTTTTCATCATACTCTTCGTCAATTAGATATCTCTCGTAAGTTTGTTTAAACTTCTCAATGGTATCTCTTAAAACACCATTTAATTCAATACCGATTTTCATTCTTCGTATCTTTTTAGTAGTTTACTAATTAATGGATTTCTAACAACATCTTTATCTGAAAATTCAAATACTCCGACATCATCAATACTTTTGAATCTTTGAAGTGCGTCCCACAGTCCTGATTGACGTTTATCTTTATATCTGTCTGTTTGTTCCAAATCCCCTGATATGAAAAATTTAGAGTTGTATCCAATTCTTGTCAATAATAATTTCATTTGATTTGGTGTGGAGTTTTGAGCCTCCTCAAATATCAAAATTGTATTATCTATGTTCATACCTCTCATATATGCCAGTGCGAATACCTCTATGATTTCCGCCTCTTTAAGTTTTTCTCTAGCCTCTTTACCAACAATTTTATTTAATAGGTAATAAGAAGGGAAAATATAAGGGTCCAATTTCTCCTCTACGTTTCCTGGTAGAGAACCTAGTTTTTCTTCGGCTTCAACTGCAGGACGAACAATCACTAATTTCTCATATGAATTAGTTGGGTCCAAAAGTAAGTCGACCGCTGCTTTCATGGAGATGTAACTTTTACCGACACCTGCGGGACCTGAACATAAAACTATTTGGTTATTTGTTAATAATTCGTAATATGTCTTTTGACTTTCGGTAAGAAATTTATTTCTAATTTTTTTTGTCACCAAAGAATTAATATAATCCTTTTTTGACATTTTCCTTTCAACAGGTTCAGGTTTCGGAGTATTCTGTTTTTTTCTTTGAGTCATTTCATTTTCTTATAATACTATAATTTTTTTCAAAATATTCAATTGTTTGTTTTAACCCATCATATAAATTAGTGAATTCAAAGTCCGGTAAGTATTTTTTTATTTTACTATTATCACTTGGTTTTCTAAATTGACCATCGGGTTTAGACTCATCCCAAATAACATCTCCTTTAAAGTTCATTAACTCAACAATTATATCAACAACATTTTTAATCGAGATTTCTTCTGAAGTTGATAGTATAATTGGTTCGGGTTCATCATAATTTTCCAAAACCCATTCCGTTAGTTTTGCAACATCTTTACTGAAAATAAATTCTCTTAAGGGTTTTCCTGTTCCCCATATTGTGAATGGTGTTTTATTTTCTCTGGCTAAGTAACACTTATGGATTAATGATGGTATTACGTGACCGTTTTTAATGTCGTAATTATCATTAGGTCCATATATATTTGTTGGAATTACCGATTTGTAATTTAATCCGTATTGTTCTCTATATGCTCTTATTTG